GACCTAAGAACCCCTCAGGAATCGAGACTTGATCAATTATTCTCGGTCCTTCATCGGCACCACCGCTCGCAATGTGTCAACATAACCCGCTTCACGCGCGGTCCACATTAGAGTCGGATCACCCCTCGGCTAGAAGTCCGGCCGAAATCTCCCACACTCCATGGACTTACAGTAGGCCCCTGCCTACGAGAGGTTACAGGACAGACCACAACTTTCGTAACTGTTTTGACAAATGACGACCACATTCTCAGGTCTATTCATTCGTAAGCCGCATACCAAATAATACCAGAACCCGTAGGACGACGTTTAAAAGCGCCGATTACCTGGCGGGGCCCCAATCTCCCTATTTTGGATTTTGCGCTAAGCTTACGCAGTTACTTCCACACTGTGACCCATCCTCCATCCGCAAGGAATGGCCATCCCTCCCGATGGTCGCGGATACGCTACCAAGATCCACTTCGTTGGTTCTCCCTTGTCGATTCCGGTCTCGCCTCATACCTTAAGGCTCTCTTCCTATAGGACGCGATACAACGGTTGTATCCTCCAAGGCTCCCGCATCACCGACTAGCACAACGCCCCAAAGTGGCAGTGAACCACCTTGGTCAACTCTCCGTGGCGACCCACAATGATGCTCCGAAATTTGTTTGAAAAGCTCGGAGATGGGTTCTTACCCAACACTATACGGCGGAGAGTGCTACCGGAGGAGACAACGACCTTGCGTTCCATCTTTTCCCCAGTCTGCAGGACCCTACTAGATTCAAACCTGATGGCTTCAGGCTCTAGTACGTTCGGGTTTAGTCCCAACACCGTGTCCAGCACGGCTGCATCCCAGAGTCGGACAGAAAGAGCCGGCCCCCTCTTCACCACAAGACCCTTCCCTCTGTTATCTCGACGCTGACAGAATCGAAACTGCGTCAGCCTTGCTTTCCTGGGTTCAAAGAGTTTCCCCCTCTCACCGTCGGTCCACAAAGACCTACATGCACGCCCCAACTCTGCCAACTCAGGCTCCAGAATTTCGGAAAACTCCGGTTTCAGTAATGGCCCCTTAGCCATGGGATAGACTCTTTCAGAGGCTTTCTTGATCTCAGGAGGATCCCTTAACAGGACCCTCCGAAACCACCACCTCTTCACCAAGAATCCAAACCACCGCCTCGGAACGACTGAAAGGGGGAGCTCACGGTTCTCAATCTTAGCCCTTACTAACGGTTTCGAAAGTAGCCTCGTAGCGGTTCTAAAAGAAACAAGATTGCACAACTCGAAGAGCGCACTTCCAGCTTCGTCGGGTTGGAGTTTATCCAAGAGCCAACCGAAATTCAATTTCCTTACGAATCTCATTCTTTTGACGTCCAGCATCATAGAATTCAATTCCAAGTACTCTTTACTCATTCCGGTCTTTTCTCGGTTCACTACCAGCCCAATCCTACTGGTCATACGCTCCCAAGAAGCAAAAGTCGTCTCCGAACCGCAAAAAACTATATCGTCCCCATTAATACGGACCTTGCGGCTTCGCTCACAATCACGAGAGAAGATGAGGTTATAACAAGCCTTGTTAAGCAGACATAAGACCACAAAACTCAACTTGCTTCCCATCATACTACCCCTCACAATGCTCACGTCACCACGAGGCCCACGGACCACCAAGTCCCTGAAACTCCGAAGGAGAATGTCACCAAGATCCTTTGGTAATGCCTCACAGAGAACCTCGACAGCGGCAAGAACAGCATCCTGGTTAAGAGAATCCGTAGCAGCGGCGTAATCGCCACTAATATAGACCTCACCAGGACGCCGATCAAGAACAACAGGTTCGAGATCCTCCACACAAAGCTGCCCCCTGACGCACCAGTGAAAAGAGGATATCCAGTCATAAGCTGCCTCATGAACCGGTCCCAACTTCTCTTTGACGTCAGCCCCCTGCATTGTAACCACCCGGAATTTTCCCTTTGTCTTTGCACAACCGAGACGCACTCGATTATACTCGGTACTCCTTTCTACACTCTCCAGATTTAAATCGTTAACCATGGCCCGAAAGCACTTACTGGTAGACCGATCGGCACAAGAGATATCAAAAGGCTTCCCATGGGCGGGCACAGACAGTGTGCCTCCACAACCAGCCTTGAGCTCGAGACATCCCTTTTGATCAGGG